TTGCGGCCATCTCGCCGATCTTCGCGTTTGCCTTCGCCAGCTCGGTCTCCAGCGCGGTGAAGCGCTCATCGGAGGACGCGAGGGCCTTTGCCACGGCCTGATCGATGGCCTCAGTATCCACAGCAGTTACCTCCTCCGCAACAGACGCGCCCTTGGCGCTGCTGCTGGTTGCCTTGTCGTCGGTGTCCAGCGGGTTGGGCACGCCCAGTTCCCGGGCCCGGCGTGCGATCAGCGCCCGCGCGGCCTTGACGTCGCCGTGCCCGGACCGGGCCAGGATCGCGGCGCGGCGCAAAGCGTCCTTGTCCGGGATCGGGTACGACCCGTCGGGCAGCGCCGTGCCGTTCGCGGCGTGCTTCTTGCGCTCGGCCGCGGTGAACGTGCGGCTGTCCTTGGCCACGTCGTCACCGAGGTACGTCCAGACGCTCTCTTCCGTCCAGTCGTCCCGTGCGGCCTTGCCTGCCATCTGGTCCGTGCCATCGGTGATCATCGCGCCCTCCTGCTCACATGACAGCCAGCACTTCAGCGCCGACGCCGCCTCCAGCAGCAGGCCGATGTCACACACCTCGTCGAGGCAGCCCGCCTCCAGCTCCTGGGCCTCGTAGCCGATCAGCTTCGCTATCAGCGCGATGGCCTGCTTGCCGCCGTCGATGTCCGGGGCCTCGTCGATCTCCCCGGCGGCGTTGACGGCCTTGAACAGGACACCCGGGTCCACGCCGGGCGCCTTTGCGCCCGAGCGGGCCAGCGCGGCGGCGACGGGATGCCACGCGGGACGGCCCTGCGGCTGAACTTCAGCGGGTTCAGCGGGCGGCGGTGAAGGTTCAGCCGCTTTCATGATCAGGAACGGGAACCCGGTTGCCCCGGCCTTCACCCCGTCGAGCCGCGTCGGTGAGAACTCCACCAGCTCGGTAATGCCCAGGTCGCCGTCGTCCGGCGGGGCCTTGACCGCCGGGGCCGTGCTCGTGTCGCCCATCTCAGCTCCTCAGCGCCGCGATCTTCGCCGCGGACGGCGTGGCCCGCCGCGCCCTGCCCTGCATCGACTGGCCGCCGATCTCCCGCGCCTCGATCTGCTCCCACGCGGGCGGCGTCCACAGCGTCCCCACCATCCAGTCGCCCGCCCGGACCACCCACTCGCTGTCGTCGGCGGCCTTCACCGTCCAGTCCGGGCCGCGGTAGACGTACGACTCGACCACCGTCCCGGCTCCGTCGGTGCCTTCGGTGTGATGCAGGCCGATGGCCGGGGAGTTGGCCAGGAACGACCACGCGGCCTTCTCCACGGCCTCGGGGCTGGCGAAGTCCCGGTGACCATCGGCTGCCCGTGCCTCGTCGGCGCGGTTGGCCGGGTAGGCGACGGTCAGCGTGTACCGCTGCGCGGCGTCGGACTTGACCACGATCCCGGCGACGGTCTCACCGTCCCAGGTGCCCTTGGCGGCCCCGGGCTCGATGGTGACCTTGCCGCTGCCGTCCTCCACAGTGACTTTCACATGCCCTCCCTGGGCGCGGCCGGGTGATGCAGCCCGGTCTGCTGCTTGTACAGGTCCGCCACGATCATCCGCGCCGTCCGCGCCTCAGCGTGGGCCCGCTTCGCCGCAGTGTGCTCGGACAGCATGGCAACGTGAGTCACGCCGTGCGCCTTCATCTGCCGCCAGTGGGCGATGCCGATGCCGGTCAGCGTCCAGAAACTCGGCGGCAGGACGTTCTGCCAGAGGTAGGACAGGACCCCCATCACGTCACCACCGGCATCAGCGCGCACCGATCGTTTGGGTGGATCGGCGGGGACATGTCCCCCGACGGGAACGGCTGCCCCATCGGCACCGCCCCGGCCGCCACGTTGGCGTCACAGCGGGGGCAGACCTTCGCGTCCTCAGCGCTGAGCCAGGCCCGCTCCCGGACGCCAGTCTGCTCATACGACTCGACCGTGGCCGCCGACTGGGCGCGGGCCATCTCCGTATGCGCGACCATCCGGGCGCGCTCCGGGTTGTCGAGCACGTTCTCCAGCTTGGCGGCCAGGTCGCCGATGCTGTTGCGGGCGGGCAGGACGTCCTGCATCGAGTAGACGCCGGGCGGCTTGTGATACTGCTCGATCTCGCGGACGTCGGAGGCGAGGGCCTGCTCGAGCACGTCGGCCAGCTCGCCGACCCGCGACTGCGCGATGGACTGGATGTGAATGTCCGCATCGGCCAGGAGCCGCGCCAGGCCATCGCCAGCGATCTGCCGGGCCGCGGCGTGGTCACCGGGCGTCCACCCGCGCCAGTCCGGCCGCTCACCTGTGACCACGGCAGCGGCGGCCTGCTGGCCCAGTACCCAGCCCTCGGCCCACAGGTCGCCCAGGACGGCGCGCAGCGCCCGGCGGATGGCGGCGGCTGCGGCGCCCAGGAACGCAGCCAGCGCGGGACTGACGGCCTTGGCCGCGAACGAGCCTGGGTTCAGCGCCGCCCACGCCCCGGCCAGCCGGCCGGTATCGATCGCGGCGGTCTGCGCTTCGCGGATCTTCTCCGCGTAAATCCTCACGAGGTCCTGGTCCCGGTCCCAGCCAGGCCACGCCTGGCGGGCACTTTTGGGCCGGGCGCTTTGAACACCACCCGCCCGTCGGCGGCCATCTCCGGCGGCGCGTCCGCCTTGGCGAGGGCCGTGCACTCGAACTGGCCGCGGCGGGCGCCGTTGTGCCGCCACTTGCGCCACGCGGCCACGTCACCGTCGGCGTCCGCCGCCTTGGCCGCGCCGTCCTGCTGCTGCTGTTTGCCCTGGCCATCGCTGCCCGGCTTGGGCTGCTGGCCGGTCCCGGCGGCCGAGCCCGCACGCTGCCCGCCGGGACCGGCGTCCTGCTGCCCCGGCGCCGCGGGCGGCGGGGCCTGCGCCGGGGCGACCATCGCACCCGCCGGGGCCAGCTCCGACGCGCCGTCGAGGAACACCACGCCCCGCTGCATCTGCAGCATCGGCATGTCAGCCTCAGCGAAGTCATACGCCGACACACCCTGCCGGGCCCGGTCCTCGTTGATCGTCATCCGCCCGCTGACGACCCGCGCCAGCGCGACCGCGTCCGCCGCCGCCTCGTCCTCGGACTCCAGGCCCAGGATCGTGACCTTCAGCGCCGGGGGCATGCCCAGATGCCGGATCATCAGCTCGGTAGCGATCCCCGCCAGCCACTTGCAGTCGGGGATCCGCGTCACCCGGTTGAGAACATCCTCCTCACCCTCATGGAATGAGGCACCGAGCGAACCCACCTCCGGGAAGCCCAGCTCGGTGGCGGTCAGCCCGAAGTCCCCGGCGACCAGCTTCACCAGGAACATGTCGTACTCAGGTTTGTACCGCTCGGGGATGTCAGTGGTCTGCACGGCCTTGGCGCCCGGCGGCAGCATCCGGAACTTCATCCGCTCCTGCGTCGACCCGCCCAGCTGCTCGTTCAGCATCTGCAGCCAGTCCGCCCACTGATCCGGCGACCACCCCGTTTCGGGGCTGGTTTCGAGCAGCGTCGCCGGGATCGCGCCCTCGGTGTACTCGGCCAGGATCCAGCCCATCCGCCGCATCCACACCAGGCCGTCGAGCAGCGCGATCTCCACCGGCGGCATGCCGTACGGCGACCCGAACCCGCGGATCACCCGCCGCCGGTACAGGATCTCATCAGCGGACATGCCGCCCCGGATCTCGCCCTCGGCGTCGATGTCAGCTGTGTACTCGCCGCGCGGGAAGCCGTACAGGATCTGCTGCACCGCCGGGTACGGCGGCAGCGGGCGCCCGCCGGACTCATCGATGAGCGGCTTGAACAGGTGCCCGTCGGGGATCTCCAGGCTGTACAGGTCGCCGCCGAGCGTCCTGCGCGGGTAGACCACGGCGGCGTCGTATTTGAGCATGTTCTCCAGCAGGAGCTTGCCCCACGCCGTCCAGTCCAGGCCGTTCTTGCGGTCCGGCTCGGCGAGCCACTCGCTGATGCGGGAGATGTCCGCCGTGTACCTGCCGCGGAGCCCGGCCTCGACGTCGGTTTTCGCCGAGCCGGTGAGCATGGCCTCGCGGGTGACGGCGGCCGGGTCGACGGTCACCGCGTAGTCGAGCTCGGCGATGGCCTTGCGGCGCTCGATGCACTTGCGGAACAGGGGCATATCGGCGGCGCGCTGCAGCGTGTCCCACGGGACGTGCGCGGACACCTGGCCGACCTGCACGTTGTACGACAGCGGGTACTCGCCCAGGCGCGGCGGTGGCTGCTGGCCGGGTTTGCGGGGCGGGGAGATGAACGCGGGCTTGAGCGGCTGGCCCGGGTTGAACGGGACCTGTGACCACAGCGGGTTGCGGGGCAGCGCGGTCGACCCGCGGATCCCGCCGGTCGCCTGGATCATGGCGAGGACCTGGTCGGCGGTGTAGGTGGCCGGG